AAAGGCATCGAAATTAACGTTATTAATGTTCAAGGTGAAACAAATGTGGCCTGTGGCTGTTATGGCGGTGATGACGTAACTATCTATCCGAAAGTTGATGACCCCAATTCATTGATCTATCCAGTTTTTGCTTTTTATGAGCACGAAACAACCAGTATTTATCCAAAATAGAGCGTAAAAATATGGCTGCACTTTATCATTCACTTTTTACAGAACTAGGTTTAGCTTTGCTCCGTGAATCAATTCAAAACGGAACAAAGCTGGGCATAACACATATGTCATTTGGCGATGGAAATGGTTTACTTCCAACGCCTGATGCAACATTTACCCAAATGGTAAATGAAGTTTATCGGACTCAATTAAACCGTCTTGCACCATCTAACGAAAATGCAAACTGGCTAGAAGCTGATGGTGTTATTCCCTCGGCTGTAGGTGGTTTTAATATTCGTGAAGTCGGTTTGTGGGCTGAAGATGTCATGGTTGCTTATGCAAACTATCCACCGACATATAAGCCTTCTGGTGACCAAGGCACAGCTCAAATAAAAACAATTCGTATTGTTCTACAAATTGATAATACAGCGAATTTCGAGTTAAAGATTGATGCAAGCGTTGTCATGGCAACGATTCAATCCGTTGAAGATGCCAAACTTAATGTCAAGAAATATGCTGATGAAACGAAAGTTCATATTATTGAATCTATAGAAGATTTAAATACTTTGGATAAATGGGATGGTCGTACAGTCTTTGCGAAATCTTATCGCACAGGACTTGGTAAAGGTGGTGGTGATTTTACTTATGACTCAAGTCTAGCTAATGAAAATGATGGTGTCTCTATTTTTAATGGTTGGAAGCGGGATTTATCAAGTGGAATACTAACAACACATGATGCTGGATTGATCGGTGATGGCACTGACGAGAATCCCACTGTAGCACTACAAAATTTACTTAATGCTTGTAATCACGGCTTTACACTCATTATTTACGGTCAATATCTAATCACTCAACATTTACAAATCCAAAATGTAGATAACTTAAAAATTTTTGGAGTAAATGCATCTATTACCGGAGATGCGACAAACTGGATCTGGTCCATTGACATCATACCTGCTGGAACTCTTGTTCCTCGGGGAATGCTGATTGGCTTTAAATGTAACTTTCTAAATATAAGATCATTAAAAATTGTTGGTGTTGGCCAAAATAATAAGACAACTCAAAAAGTTGTAGATGCCTTTCAAGATGGTGATTCGGGTATTCAATTATTATCTTGTGAAGCTCCTATTATTGAAAACAATGATATTAGTAATACTTTTGCGTGGGGTATTCTTTGTGAAAAAAGCAATAACGCGATTGTTCGGCATAATAAAGTTAAAGATGTTTGGCATCAATCAGGGATTAATTGTGTCGTAAATTCAACTGGTGGTACTGCACAAGTTTATGGGAACACAGTTGAAAACTGTGCACTATACTGTGTCGAATTTGAATCTTATACAGTTAATCCAACTAGTTTTATTTGCTATGACAACCGTGCATCTGATGCATATATGGGTATCACAGTAACATCAACAAACCATGCGATGATCGGAGAAATTCACGATAATACGATTAAAAATTGTGGTGAAGGTGCAATCTGGGTTACTAAAACATATCACTCATTAAACAATATCAAAGTTTCGAATAATAATATTTATAATTGTCGCAGAGGAGTATATTTATCAGCAACTGTTTATAATGCAAGTATTCTAAACAATAGATTAAATGGGACGCATTTAGAAGATGTATATAAAATTGTTTCCCCAGATCTGTTAATTCTAAAAATTATTTCTAGTAATCAGTTTTTAATCAGAAAATATCCACTAACTGTAAGTGGTACGAATGGTACATATTACATCAATGGAACAACACCCATCACAATTGCATCTGTTTCTGACTCAACAGAAAAACTTGGTCCAACAGATACTTCAGGTGACAAATATATTGTCACTATTAATGAAAATGTTCTAACCAGTAATCATCTCTTCAAGCAACTTAAACGACTTTCTACAAATGGTTCATACAGTGAATCAGCATTAACAAGTGATGGTCCATGTAAAGAAGTTTATTGGGTTGATAATATTGTTACATCATTCAATTACGGTATTTTAAAACAATCTGGAAATATATCTGATGTGGCATATGTAGAAGAGTTTATAAATAATAAATTTATTGATGCTAAATTTAACTCTATTTACCAAACTACGGTATTTCCAGGCGTTAAGTACAGAAACAACAAGTATAGTGGCAAATCTCCAAATCTTGCCGATGATGTTGTAAAGGGCGGTTATATTGATCTAAATGTTGGAAAAACACTTTCATTTACAACTTCACGTACAGATCCTGCAACTTCACCACCCACAGTTAATTTCACTCATCCAGCTGCAGAAACCATTATTGGCATTTATTTGGAACCTTTAGCAGCTTCAACAACGGGGAAAATGGCAATTGTTTTAAATGGGGTAACTCAAGTCAGTAACGTTACTGGAAGTGAAGCAAAAATTATTAGGTTTCCAGCAGTTCTTGTTGCTGGTGTAAACACAATCAGTATTAGAGATACTGTAGGTGATCTTTTTTACACTGGTTTTAATATTACTTTTTTGCACCCATTTAGCCAATAAGGAGAAATTTAAGATGAAAATTTTAAGCAATCAAACGCCTGTATCTGATAATTCTCTGAGTCTTGGCATACCAACGAATAGCTGGTCAGCGATCTACTCATGGACTGATACTATTCAAACATCTGATGAAAACTTAAAACAAGATATTGAAGAAATTACTGAAGCAGAAAGACGTGTTGCTTTGGCTTGTAAAGCACTAATTCGCAAATATAAATTTAAACCGTCTTGTGACATAAAAGGTGAAGAAGCACGGTGGCATATCGGAGTAATTGCACAACAAGTGAAAGCAGCATTTGATGCAGAAAACTTGAACGGTTTTGACTATGGAATTTTGTGTAGAGATGATTATGATGCTGTTACTGAACCTATCTTCGCAGAACGTAAAGTTAAAAAGCCTTATCGTGTAACGCAAATGACATCAACATATCAAAATGAAAATGGTGATGAACAGACTATTGTAGATGAACAACGTGTCCCCGATGATATTCCTTTTGATCATGATTTTGGAGATATTAAGGTCATTACTAAAATTGAAGAAGTAACTGAGACTTATGATACTGGTGAAATCCGAATTGTCCGTGAAGCTGGTTCGCGTTATGCAATTCGTTATGCAGAATTAGCAATGTTTATCTTGGCTGCTTTGTAAAAACCATTTTCACAGACTAAGGAACTTACACTTTTGATTTAGTCATGCAAGCCTGTTTGTTGAATTAAAACCTCAATAAACAGGCTTTTTTATGGCTATAGATCAATACCACCACGGAATCCGTGTCCTTGAACTCAATGATGGGATCCGGCCAATCCGAACCATTGCAACTGCAATTCCAGGCTTTGTTGCAACTGCAGATGATGCAGACCCATTAGTATTCCCAGAAAACCAAGCAGTACTAATTACAAATATACAAGCTGCAGTAGCTAAAGCCGGTAAAAACGGGACTTTAGCAAAAGTACTTCAAAATATGGCCAACCAGACCAACGCTATTTGTGTCGTGGTCCGTGTACCCACTGCAGTTGATGAAGCAGCTCAAACTGCAAACGTCGTTGGTACTGTTACCGCTGAAGGTAAATATACCGGCCTTAAAGCTTTACTGGTTGCCAAATCTAAATTAGGTGTTCAACCGCGTATTTTAGGTGCACCAGGGCTTGATACTCAGCCAGTTGCAACTGAATTAGTTGTTATTGCTAAAAAGTTGCGTGCTATGGCTTATGCGTATGCATGGGGCTGTAAAACAAAAGAAGAAGTTGTGGCGTATCGTGAAGCGTTTGCTGCACGTGAACTCATGATCATTTGGCCGAACTTTGTAGCATTTAATACGACAACTGCTCAAACAGAAACCGTACCTGCAGTGGCAGTTGCTATGGGATTACGTGCAAAAATTGATAACGAAATCGGCTGGCATAAAACCCTTTCAAACGTAGCGGTATCTGGTGTTACCGGTATTGATGCAGATGTGACATGGGACCTTCAAGATCCGGCAACTGATGCAGGTTATCTCAACAGTAATGAAGTCACCACTTTAATTCAGCATGAAGGTTTTCGTTTTTGGGGATCTCGTACTTGTTCGGATGATCCATTATTCCTATTTGAAAACTATACACGTACTGCTCAAGTCTTGGCTGACACCATGGCTGAAGCACACATGTGGGCAAATGATTTACCTCTTCACGGTTCATTAGTTACGGACATACTTGAAGGTCAAAAAGCCAAGCTACGCGAACTCACACGCAATAAATATCTCATTGGTGGTGATGCCTGGTTCGATCCTGAAGCAAACACTTCCGATACCTTGAAGGTTGGGAAATTGGCCACTGATTACGATTACACCCCTGTCCCACCGTTAGAAGATCTGACATTCCGTCAACGTATCACTGATCGTTATCTCGCTAATTTTGCTGCATCTGTAAACGCTTAAGGAGCATAACGCATGGCTTTACCTCCAAAATTAAAAAATATGAACTTCTTTAATGAAGGTAATAGCTACTTGGGCAAAGTTAAAACTGTAACTTTACCCAAGTTAGCCCGTAAAACTGAAGACTACCGTGGCGGTGGTATGAACGGGACCGTAAAAGTCGATTTAGGCATGTCCGATGATGGCTTAGTACTTGAGTCAACTTATGGTGGTCTAGATCTTTTGACACTCCGTCAATTTGGTATGGAAAAAATTGACGGTGTTTATCTCCGTTTTGCTGGCGCATACCAGCGCGATGATGATGGCGAATATGATGCCGTCGAAGTGGTTGTTAAAGGCCGTCATGAAGAAATTGATGGCGGTGAATCAACACCTGGTGAAGATACAGAACATAAAGTTGTGACGAACTGTGTTTACTACAAGCTGACGGTGAATGGTGTTGTTGAAGTCGAAATTGACATTCTTGGCATGAAAGAAATGATCGGTGGCGTAGATCGTCTTGAAAAACAACGCAACATCTTAGGCATTTTATAAGTTTCCTTCCCTTCTGTAGTCCAGTCCTGCAGAAGGTTTTTTATTTAATTTTAGGATATTTCCACATGAATCAAATTGATCAAGCAATTAACCAGGAACACATCAAAAATCCAAATGAAGAGGTTGTGGCTTTAGTAGTCCCAATTCAAATGGGTGAAGGTATGATTACTCACATCACTGTTCGTAAACCAGGTGTTAAAGCATTAAGCGGTACTACCCTACAAGCAATTTATCAACATGATGTTGATGCTCTTTGTAAGGTCCTTCCTCGCGTCACATCACCAGCACTTACGGTTCAACAGATCTACCAAATGGATACTGTAGATTTCGCCAACCTTGGAGGGCATTTGGTCACTTTTTTGTACCCGGAAGCTGTACAGAAGGAAATCAAGGCTCAGACGATTTAGAGCTTGTCGACAATGTAGATGAGGCAATAGCAAATATTGCCATCATTTTTCATTGGCCACCAAGTGCCTACGATGACATGGATATTGTTGAATTGAGCAAATGGCATCGTATGGCCCTAAAAAGAAATTCTTCAGAATAAAAGAGTCCACCAATGTCGAACTTAAAATTAGAAGTCTTATTTAATGCAGTTGATAAATTATCAGGCCCTATAAAAACAATCGTTGGTGGCTCTAAAACCTTATCAGATGCCTTTAAAAAGACTTCTTCTGAACTGAAGGCACTAGAAGCCCAGCAACGCAAAATTTCAGGCTTCAGACAGCTTAAAGAACAATCTGAAAAAACTACACAGGCCATTGAACAGAATAAGGAAACACTTAAACAGCTCAAAACAGCCATGAATATTGGTACCCCTACTGAGCAGATGGTTAAAGATTTAGCACGTGCTGAAGCTGCACAAAAGCGCCTGAAAGCAGCTCAAAAAAATCAAGGTACTGAAATGACGGCTTTAGTCCGTGAACTTAACCAAGCTGGTATTAGTGTTGACAACTTGGCTGATGATGAATCAGAGCTGAAGAATAAAATCCATATCACAACGATGGAAATTAACAAACAAAAGGAATCTTTAGAACGTCACCAGAAAGCCCAAAAGCAGTATGAGCAAATGCAAGGACGTATGGCCAAAGCTTCGGATTTGGCCAAGAAAGGTCTAGCAATTGGGGCTGTAGGTACTGCTGGAATGGCATACAGCTTGAAGCAATATGAAGATGCTGAAGATGCTGCAATGGGCCTAAGAGTGTCCATGATGCAGGCTAATGGTCAAGTATCCAAAGAATATGCCCAGATAAATAAACTGGCCAATGGACTAGGTACCAAACTACCTGGAACAACAGCTGACTTTCAAAACATGATGGCTGTACTTATCCAGCAAGGTATATCAGCTAAGGCAATCTTGGGTGGCGTTGGTGAAGCTGCTGGTTATCTCGGTGTTCAAATGAAAATGCCATTTGCTGAAGCAGCTGAATTTGCTGCAAAAATGCAGGATGCTACTAAAACTACTGAAAAAGATATGCTGGGTTTAATGGACGTTATCCAGCGTAGTTATTACCTAGGGGTTGATAGCGGAAATATGCTGCAAGGCTTTGCCAAAATTTCGGCTGGTATGAAAACCATTAAGGCTGAAGGTCTGGAAGGCGCTAAGGCTATTGCCCCGCTTTTAATCATGGCAGATCAAGCTGCTATGGCTGGGGAGGCTGCAGGGAATGCTTACAGCAAAATTTTTAAATCTATGATGGATTCTAAAGGTATAGCTAAAGCATTAAAAGATAGTGGAACCGGTATTCAAATGAACTTTACTGATGGTAAAGGAGAATTTGGTGGACTGGATAAAATGTTCAAGCAACTTGAAAAACTTAAAGGTCTATCAACTGAAGCACGGTTACCTATCCTTTCAGATATGTTTGGTAATGACGCCGAGACTATTCAAGCATTAAACCTTCTGATTGATAAAGGACAAGCTGGTTATAACGAAGTTGTGGCCAAAATGCAGAAACAGGCCGCACTACAAACTCGTGTAAATGCTCAATTGGGAACTCTCAAAAACTTGAAGGATGCAGCTGGTGGAACATTTACCAGTATGCTGGCGCTGTTTGGTGAGCAGCTGGCACCTCAATTTAAAATGCTTATTACCGGGTTCACTAATATCACCGAGAATGTCACAGCTTGGGCACAAAAGAATCCTGTATTAGCCAATACCATTGCTAAAGTCGTGGCTGGCGGGGTTTTACTTGTAGGCGGAATTAGTGCAATAGCCTTGGGACTTGTCACAATTCTTGGTCCTTTGGCCATGCTTAGAATGTCGCTCGGTGTTTTAGGCGGTGGCTTTGGAATTATTACCGGTCTTTTTAAAATGTTTCTTATGCCTATTAAGATTCTTGGCACGAGTTTGCTATGGCTGGGGAAAATCTTCTTAACTGTTTCACGTTTCATGATGGCCAATCCTATTATTTTGGCTATCACCCTCATCGCTACAGCAGCCTTCCTGATTTATAAATACTGGACACCAATTTCAGGATTCTTTGTGGGCATTTGGAATACAGTTAAAAGTGCCTTCAGTGGGGGTATCACTGGAGTATCTGCCTTAATTATTAACTGGTCCCCTATTGGGCTTTTCTATGCTGCCTTTGCAAAAGTCTTATCCTGGTTCGGTGTAGATCTACCAGCAAAATTCACTGGCTTTGGCGCAATGATCCTAACCGGCTTAAAAAACGGGATTATGTCCAAAATTGGTGAAGTGAAAACAGCTCTCTCCGGAGCAGTCACTGGCGTCATTGATAAAGCCAGAAATATCCTAGGTATCCATTCCCCCTCACGTGTATTTATGGGTATTGGTGATCACACGATGCAGGGCATGGCCTTAGGTATTTCCCAGAACCATAACTTACCTGTTAGAGCTACACAGCAGGCTACGCAAAATGTAATTGGTACCGGTACTACTGCAAAGGTTACCCCAGTGACACCGATCCGGGCACAACGCGGTGGCAGCTACATTAGTAATGACACAATTCAAATCACTATTAAAGCAGAGCACGGACAACCTGTACGTGAAACAGCACGTGCATTACGGGCTGAAATGGTACGTCTCCAACAAGAAGAACGCGATGCTCGTCGTAGATTCTTAACTGATACGGAGTAAGTAAAATGATGATGGCTTTAGGCTTGTTTGTATTTTCATTGCGAACAGCTGCATATCAGGAATTGCAACGTGTAACTAATTGGAGACATCCAAGTAATAGCCGGGTAGGTTCTACCCCGGCTTATCAGTTCACGGGAAAAGGAGAAGACACCATTACCCTGAAGGGGGAAATCTACCACGAAATTACAAATAACCGTGTTGTTCTGGATCAAGTCCGTCGTATGGCAGATACAGGCATGGCTTATACCTTAATCGAAGGTACCGGCAAGATTTATGGCTTAGTTATTATTGAAAATATGGAAGAGACGAAAACATATTTCTTTAAAGATGGTGCAGCACGTAAAACTGAATTTACCCTGACACTAAAAATTGTAAAGGAATGGAAACCTACTTTAATTGGAACGCTTCTAGGTATGGCTGGGGGCGTAGCAAATAGGTTGATATAAATGTTTAATCAAGTCACCACTATGCTAAATGAAGCAGCTGATTCATATCAGACTGAAACTGAATATCCTTTCCCAATTTATCGCCTAGAAGTAGATGGTAATGACATCTCCCCTCTCGTTGTCGATCGTTTAATTTCTCTCAATATTAAAGACAATCGTGGTCTTGTTGTAGATTCTGTCGATATAGAGCTTGATGATTCTGATGGGCAATTAGAAATTCCACCTGAAGGCGCAATTATCCAAGTTTGGATTGGCTGGTCAAATACGGGCCTGGTCGACAAAGGGAAATATAAAGTTGAATCCGTCACTCATCGCGGTGCACCAGATGTTTTAAGCATTTCTGCTTTCAGTAATGATGTGTCTGAGGGCTTAAAACAAAAGCGTGAACGTAGTTTTAGTAATAAAACAATCCAGGTGATTTTTGAGACCGTTGGTGCTGAATATGCGCTTAAAACAATTGTTCATGACACACTGGCCAACCGGGTAATTTCATACATTGCACAAAATGAAAGTGATGCAAATCTAATTACCCGAATTGCAGACGAACATGACGCTATTGCTACGGTAAAAAATGGCCATTTAATTTTACTGCCCCGAGGTGCCAGTCAAACTGCATCCGGATTACCTCTTCCTACAGCCCAAATTTTTCGATCTGATGGCGATGGCCACAATTACACCACTGGTACCGGCACGGACAGAATCACCGGTGTTAAAGCCTACTATTACGATACTGGTAAATCTAAAAAGTCATATGTTGTAATCGGTGACAATGAAGACAATTTAAAAGAGATCAGATACGTTCACCGTGATAAAAAAACGGCTGAATTAGCGGCACAAGCTGAATTCAACCGTTGCAAACGTGCTTCTCAGAAATTGTCATATACCTTTGCCTTTGGCCAACCCAACCTTATCCCGGAACAAGAGTTTGTATTCACCGGTTTAAAACCACAAATTGATGACATTGTATGGCTTGGTACAAACGTAACCCACAATTTAACAGATAGTGGTTTTACAACGAATGTTGAACTGGAGGCGCAACTACCAAATGCAGATGATGTCTCAGCTCTTTTTGAGCCTGATAAAGAGGGGGATAAAGAATTAAAAAAACAAAATAAAAAAAGGACTGGTCGGAACTATGCTGACTACACCGGCGTAATCGTTTTTTATCGTGAGAATGGTAAAGATCTCAAACTTACTTCTGGTGATCAGAGTAATCCTTTAAAGCTCATCAAAATATATAAAACTAAAAAGACAGCGACCATTGCTTTAAAGAGGGAACAAGCCCGAATAGATAAAGCTAAAAAGGGCAAATAAAAAAAATCCTTGCTTGGGGGAAAGCAAGGACTAAAAACAATAATCAATTTTCGATACAAATTATTATAAATCACTATTTATGGTGATTTTGTTATAAAATCGTAAATAATTAAACCAATAGGTAACGAAATGGCTCGACCAAGATCCCGTTATAAATGCCCTCACTGTGGCGAACCCTTTTCAATCCGTTCAAGTACTGAACTTAATCCTTTACTCCGTTCATTTCAGGGACAGTGTCAAAACTTAGAGTGTGGCTTTACTGCTCAAGGATTCTTTGAATTAAAGATCCAGCTTTCCCCTCCAGCTCATCCTAATCCTGAAATTAATTTACCTACTCCAGACCGTACTTGGAAAATGGAGCACGCATGACAGACAAAATCGATATTGCCCAAGAACTACAACTTAAACAGGTTCAAATTCAACCTAAAGACTTTAGCCGCCCTTCCCTTACCGAATGTGAAGAATGTGGAAATGATATTCCTGTTGAGCGTCAGCGCTATGGTTCTGTAACCCTTTGTGTGGAATGTAAAAATACTCAAGAAAAACTTTCAAAAAGGTACTTTTAAATGACAAATTTCCAAATCTTTTTCATCGTTATTCTTGTTTTAGCCCTCATTATTTTTTGGATGATCCTAGATTATCAATTCACTCGATACATCCGTGAAATGAAGGTTTTTTATAAGGAAGAAGATCTCCAAAACAAAAGCCAACTCAAGTTAAATCAGCAGGTCCATCATGGGAGCCATAAATGCAGCTATACCCAATCTTAATCGGCATGATCATGGGCATTATTTTAAGTAGTTCCATGTTCTTATATCTTGTCGCATAACGCCAAGCCCCTTTATGGGGCTTCAATTTCATATAGAATACAAGATCTTAAAGTATTTAGTACGTTATCATTTGAATCAATAATATTTTTCAAATTCGAATTATATTCTTGATATATTTCATCATAACTTTTAAGTTGCTTCCTCCAAATGATTATTTTTTTGTTCAAGCTGTCAATTGCATTCCTATAATTTAAAACTTCATAAAATAGGTCTTTACCTTGTATCAGAAGAACAAATTCATATAACTTATCTCTGTTTTCATCAACATGAGTGATTAAATCAGTAAGTAAATTATAAACTTCATTATCATTTACTGTGAAAAAAACTTTAGGTTTCTGATTTATAAAATTCGGTAATTCTCTTATGAGATCATTAATAAAATGACGTTCATTACAAATTAGTTTAAAAGCAATTTTTGCTTCATTTGCAATTACAGTTTTATTATGCTGCTCCTTCCAATCATTGAAGAGATAAGTTGCAATAATAGCCGCAAAAATAGTGCTAACTGGACCTAAAAAAGAAATTGTTAGATCTATTGCCTCTTTAAAAGAATCTTTTGTAGCTTGAATATGAATATTAATCCAAGTTATAGAAAAAAAGAGAATTGCCAATATTAAAACAATTACACAGAGTTGGAATATTAGTAGCTTAAACTTCATATTTTTCAAATATTTTTTACGATTAATCTAATATTAATACTTTATCGTTAATAAGCCATCCCATCTGAATGGATTTTTACTCAGTTTATCCCTACTCATTGACCAAGTTCTTCCTGGTATAAAACACGGGCCAACACCTAACTTTTTCTTGCCGTATTTTTGGTGTACCCCTTCCAGAGTTTCCATGAGTTTTTCTTTTTTCTCGATCGTTTCAAAGTCTGTAAGTAAGTCATAGGTATGGCCAGATTTTGGCTCTAGGCATGTCAGTATGACGCCACACTTTTTATATTTCACACCTTCCTTAAATATGTGTGTCAGCATAATGGTTGAGGCTTTTACAAAATCTAAAGCGCAATCTGTAGGTTCTGGAAAGGTATAGCTAATTGACTTGTTATAAAACGGAACGTTCGGATCAAAAGGATTCGACTGTACAAAAGCAATAATACAACCGCATAGCAATGACTCATCTCTAAGCCTGCTACAGGCATCTTGCGCATACATACTTATAGCTTCTTTTAAGTCCTCCAGTTCTGTTACCCGTGAACCAAATGAACGACTGGCTATAATTTGCTGTTTCGTTTGAGGTGTATGTTCTATTTCAATACATGAAATACCCTGAAGCTCTACAACGGTTCTCGCCATAACTACTGAAAACTGTTTTTTCATTTCACGTGGATCTGTACAAGCCAAATCAAATACAGAGTTAATACCCATACCCTGAAGCTTTTTACTATGCTTACGACCGACTCCCCATACCTCTGAAACATCAATTTCAGCTAAAAATGCTTCTTTATTGCAGAGATCCATATCTACCAAATTGCACACGCTATTAAATGCCGGATACATTTTAGCAATATGATTGGCAATTTTTGCTTCAGTTTTGCTGCTTCCAATCCCTACACAGCAAGGTAAACCTACCCACTTTAAAATTTTTGTTCTCATGTCTTGGGCAAGGTTGGTTAAGTTAAAGTTTTCGTAGTAATCAGTGAGGTCTAAAAAGCATTCATCTATTGAGTAAATTTCTTGTTCGGATTCGGTCACATAAGTGCCTAAAACTTTATGGAAACGTCGAGACATTTCAGCGTAGAGCGTGTAATTGCTTGAAAGCACAATCACGTTATTCTGCTGAACAATATCTTTAATTTGAAACAATGGCACTCCCATTTTAATACCAAGCTTTTTTGCTTCGTTGGATCTGGCAACAGCACAGCCATCATTGTTTGATAACACAATAACCGGCTTATCAATCAAACTAGGATTGAACACACGCTCACAACTGACGTAACAGTTATTAACGTCCACCAAAGCAAACACTTTGTTTTCATGCTTCATTTACTTTTTCTTGTATTTTTTAAAATGAAGGTCACGACACCCCAGATAAAAAGTTCTTGGCCATCCTTTAAATGAATATCACAAAATTCTGGGTTTTCAGCTTTTAACCACCGTTCGTCAGCATCCATCATCAGACGCTTTACGGTAAATTCATTATCAACCAAAGCAATCACAATATCGTTATGCTTTGCTTCAAGGCTACGATCGACAATCAGTTCATCATCAATATCAATTCCTGCATTTAGCATCGATTGTGAAGCTACCCGGACCACGAATGTTGCACACTCATTTTTAATTAAGTGCTCATTCATATCTATATTTTTATCTACATAATCTTGTGCCGGGCTAGGAAAGCCAGCTGCAACTTTTTCGATGGCTAGAGGAATTGAAAATTTAGTAAAAGGAGTTACTTTTTCAATATAGTCAACCTCACTCAAAGCATTGCACTGCTTGAGATGAGGCCTAATTTTAATGATGGATGGTTCAATATTGCTCATAAGATCACCTTGATTTCGTTACATAATCAAGATGATAGTTTATTAACTGATTTTTTAACAAATTTTAAAAATCATGCAGAATCAATAACAAGTCATAACCTGACGCGCTCAACTAAGCATTTGATCGGATTTTCTTCAACTCTTCCTTAGGTTGTGCTAGGTACTCATCAGGCTCCATATCTAAGAAAAAATCTCGCGCTTCATTATTTTTACAGTTGAGCCAATCATTTCTTAGGCTATCTGGAATCACGATAATTGAGCGTTTTTCGTCAGTTGGTGCATGGAACTGAGACATAAACGGATGGTGATCGGCATTAATGGTGAGCATGGTCATTGAGCGCACTTGGTGCCCTTCAACTTTCGCATTTTCATAAAGTGCTGCAACAGTAAAAGGCATGCCATCTTTACGATAGATCCCGTACCAATGTGCTTTACCATTAATATATTTTGGCTCGTAAATGGTGTCGACTGGGATTAATGCAAACTGGCTATTCTTCCAGGCATGACGGAAGCTAGGTTTTTCATGAACTGTTTCTGTTCGGGCATTATAAGTTTTACGGCAAATTTTTAAATCTTTGGCCCAAGTTGGCACTAAACCAAACTTTACTTGTCGCCACTCAACATTACCTTCATTTGAGAATAAAAGCGGGCAATCTGAACCAGGATAAATGTCATTGCTATATTCAAAGGTAGGTTCAAACAGATCTAGAAGATGAACACGGTCTTTTGAAATGGGTTCATAGTTCGCACACATATTGAACCTCCAATTAATATCTAATATTTAATTTATAACTGATTATTAAATAGCTTTCGTAGCTGCTTGTTATATAGTTTATGTAACTAAAAAACCCCTTTTATTGGGGCTTTTAATTGGCATTTATTAAGCTTAATTTTCAGGTGGTTCCATCGAAAACCATAACCCTGTAAATTTACTTGCCATAGCCATATATTCGACATTACCCACTGTTTTTGTATGAGTATTACTCTCTTTTTCTATACCTTTGAGAGCCTCATCAATCAGGTCAATTACAACTTTCCCTGTTCTATCCCTATTCTCTGGCGTATTCACAATATTCGCCGAAATTCCAGTCAGTAACAAAGTTTCCATCATGGCTTTTTCATAGTCTTTTCCTGGAACAGTAATAAAAGTAACGCTTCTAAGCATTCCATCTTTATTTACAGCACCAGTCATATTAACTTCATTTGAGAATTCCACCTGAAATACATCACGTACATCACCATTTTTAATATTAAACTCACCTAATGGACGAACAATAGAAATATCTAAATCATTCAATCTCTTATTAAATGCTTGTCTAAACTGTTCTGGTGTCATCCCTAAATTAGCTTCAGCTTTAACATTCTCGGTTTTTACCTCAGCTACTTTTTTTACTTCAGGTTCACTTTTAGTTTCTGTTTTAGCCGCTACTTCTTTTTTCTCAACCTCTGGTGCAAATACTCCGACCAAAGCCAGAAGCACCATATTGATAGTAATGCCACCAACTAAAATTTTAATACGTGAATTTGACGGATTTATTTTATTAAACAATGCAGGCTTTACTAAACCGATTAGCATTGCAATTAATCCCACTAAAAATAAAAGTGCAAAAAGAGTAGCCATGATTTAACCCCTATTATTTACTAATAATAAAAAGTCCTATACATGTTTTGTATAGGACAAATTGATAAATTTTATATTACTTAGCCAACAACGATATATTTAGCTTTTAAAATGGGTTCAATTTTATTTCTAATTTCGTCAGCTAATACTATTTTTTTTGCTGTATCTAAACCTTTAGCTCCAAACTGAATTACACCATTAGCGAATATATTACACTCATCAATTATAAAACCTTCAAAATATTCATTTTGTTGTTGAGCTAATTCATTAGCAATTTCTAAAAATTGTTTCTTAGTTACAGCTTCCATCATTTACCCCTTTTTCATAATTATAAAGTCTTGACGCTCTCATAGTAACTAAGTTAATCTAATTTCACCAGAGCAAAATCTCTGGTCAGGCCTAGGAAACCTGTAAATATGATCTAAGGCGAAAAAAGTCCGCCCATGCGGCTATTTTTTTGCGTAAAATTCGGCTATGCCTTTTATGGCAGGCTGAATGGGGCAGCTTCGCGCTGGCCGTTACTTAGATCACGGTTTTCCTAGCCCTGTTCAGTCTGTCACCATTACCCTAGGAAAGTGATGGTGTCAGGTTTAACAAACTTGATCTAAGGACAAATGCCATGAATGCACAAGTCAAAGGCTTATTACGCCATAACAATCATATTCAAAAATTAACTTTTAACCAATTCTTGGCTGAAAATTATCATCTCTCTGCACAGCACACTTTCAAACAAGACCTTGTTCAAACACTGGAGCAATTGTTTTTAAGCATCCGGATTAAACGGGGTTATATCGAGCTAAATAACTCCCAAGCTGAAGCACAGCTGCCAGCACATTTAAAATATTTATATCGAGTTGCCAATACTCTTAGCAAAGAACATAATAATCACCAGATCTTCCCAAATCTTTGTAAGGCTTCAATTCATCCCCTTAAAACGAGATTAATTAGCAGACTTAAACAAAGGTCTTCGACTAAGGTTTAAATGTTAATAATCGGGCTTGCGACATTGTTTGTCGCATAGCCCTACCCTTTTTTAAAAAAATTGATGAAAATACGACTGTTATCAACAGATAGGGGGAGAAATGCACTCAACACTACAGATCAATAGCCATAAGAAAATGACGGCTGAAGAAATACTTGAAGAAATTGAATATCCACTTGAGAATCTAGAAAACTTTTTATTAGCCATGACAAAAATGAAAGTGGTTGAACGCCTAGAAGAAAAAGAGTTTTCGGCAATCATTAATACACTTCATTACCAAGTAAGCAATATTAAGCGCGCAGTACACACCAAATGATATAGAAAACCCGGCTTAGGCCGGGTTTTGTTTTTCATATTCTTCAAAAATTTTACGCCAAGGTTTTGTGCGGAAAGTCATTTTTTTATGGAATTTTAAGCCATAATTTTTATAAAAATCTTCATAACCGATTTGATTAAATAAACGACTGTTATCAATTGAACGTTTTAAGTCAGGGGTAAATACTGATATCCAGAATAAAAATATTTGCTCTTCCTGAAACATAGAATTACTTAAAATATCCAAATAGATAGCTTGATCTTTTGACTCTAATTCAGAAAGCTGGATTAAATTGATAAGATTTTTATATAAAAAAAAGTATGAGATTAATGGAGCAATTGATCCTTGAAAAAGAGTATGGAAAGTTCCCATAAAGTCTTGATACATTTGATCCTCATTATAATCATCATAATATGAAGGATCATTACTTAAATATAAGGTAAAACTTTGATTGAGAGTTTGAATAGTAGTCAAAGCATTAACCTTTGGATTACCTGGTATCTTGCGACTGAATTCAATGCTATTAAATTTATCTTTTTTATAATTTAACAAAGAATAAAATTGAGTGGTAAAGATCGCATTCTTAGATTCTTTTAATTGTTCAAGATGATTTTTCTCGGCAAGTAATAGTTGTTTTTCTGTAGATTTTCTAGACTCATTCAACGAAGTAACTTGTAAGTATGTTGAATAAGCAACTGCACACAAAGCCAGGGAAGAAATTAGAGTATTTAAACTACCATATATGTCACCTAATGGTCCTAAATCCCCAATCTTATCTAATTGATTAGATGGAATATGCCAAATATTTGAAGCCCACCAATAAAATAAGTTTGGAAAAAAAATCCAAATTAAAATTAGGACCCCAATTAAGATAAACCATCCAAGTTTCATAATTTTCTTCTTATTTATTTAAATTGGTTCGCGTAAGTTTCTACGATAGAAACTAACGCGGGGCGCATTTCTTCACGAGTTTGACGATACAGTTGAATGAGCTTTGATTCATTTTCTTCAAGGTCCGTTATATTCATGTCAATTGTTCCCCAAAGAATATAAGGAATATTAAATCCGTGGTCCTCGAGCAGATCCAATTGGTCAGTATCCAAAGCAGCATTGTGCTTTTCATAACGTACAACCGAATTCTTTTTTACGTTCAAAATATCAGCAAGATCTTCCTGATTATTAAATCCTAAGCGTTTCCGCTCATCACGAAGCCGACTACCACGAGTCGATAAATCATCATTTTTCATACTTTTTCCCAAAAAATCACTTGAATATCACCATTAATAGTACTAAATTAGAGTAACTATATAGCCAAGTAACTATAAATGGTGATTTTCGCATGAACAAGTCAATTGATCAAACTAAGCAACACACAGAAGCCACTATGGTCCGTTGGACAAAAGATCAACTTGAGACCATTCGTAATGAAGCCTTTCAACAAAGAAAAGCTCCCGCTGTGTTCATCCGTGAATTTTTATTGGAAAACCATCCTGCATTTAAACCAAAAAAAACGGATGAGCGATTGTAATCAAAGTCAATTTTGTATGCATGAAAAGCTACAAAGACAAACAAAATATTCACAATCTCAAACAGTTATCAATTTTCAATCGTGTGGTGCTAAATGTCAGATATATCAAGACGCATAGATGACCGTCTTAACCAGATCTTCAAATTCAAAAGAGTTGGAGAATGGTACAGACAAGGCATCTGCCCACAGTGCAGCAAGAAAGAATGCTATACCCATGCGATCAAACCTCGTGTGGTGAAATGCAGCCGTTTAAACAATTGTGGTTATGAAGAACATGTAAAAGATATTTGCGAAGACTTATTCAAAGATTGGTCTAAAGAATTTCCTAAAACTGAAGTAAATCCAAATGCGGCTGCTGATGCATATTTACGTCATGGCCGTGGTTTAGATATTACCCTTTTAAAAGGTTTATATACTCAAGATACGTTTAGCAATGAACAAAAATATCCTGGTCTTTATACCGGTACTGTTCGTTTCAAATTAGCTGAAGGAATTTATTGGGAACGTTTTATCGACCGTCCTGAACGTTTTGGCCGTCAAAAAGCAAACTTCATTGGTAAATATGAGGGCTTGTCATGGTCAATGGTCGATCTCGATGATCTTTGCAATGCTCCTTCATTTTGGATTACTGAAGGCATTTTTAATGCCATTGCTTTAATCCAATCTGGCCAACCAGCTATTGCCACCATGTCTACTGGTAATTTCCCATATGTTTTACTTAAACAGATTGCAGACCGTTGCCATGAACTGAAGAAAGATAAGCCACGTCTGATCTGGGCATTCGACAATGACAAAGCTGGTAAAGATGCAATTAGAAAATTCCATCTCCGTGCGCTTCAGGAAAAATGGGCTTCTTCAGCTGCTCTGCCACCTCATCAAGTCAAAGGTAAAAACCTTGATTGGAATGACCTGTTTATGCACGACTTACTACATAGTGAAGAACGTGCCAAGTATCGTCATTACGGTGAATTACTGATTGCAGAAACAGCTGAACAAGCTGGCTTATTGATCTACAACTTCAAAGAAGGACGAACCAAAACCTTTTTCTTTAATCACAATTTCCGTCTGTATTGGTTCAATTTAGATTACGACAAATACGCTAAACGTATGAATCAGATTGAAGAAGATCCAAGTTTTGATGCGCTACTTGATCAACAGAAGCGTGAGCAAGCTTTACGTGACTGTGCCGCTGTCACTGAGATCTGCAATGCTCAAATTGATCCCCTTTATTTTGAACGCAATGAGGTTACAGGCGAAGCTTGGTATTACTTCAACGTGCAAAGCCAATGGGCAGAAAAGAAAACTCAATTTACCCCAAGCCAAATCGGCAGCCGTAGCAAATTCAAAGATGCAACTATGGAAGTCATGGCTGGTGCAATGTGGACCGGTACTGATCAACAGCTTGAATTTTTTATGAAGCGTAAAACGGAACGTTTAAAGGAAGTTAAAACTACCGATTACATAGGCTATTCAAGTGAATATGAAACTTACATCTTCCCAAAACATGCTGTGCATAAAGGCCAAGTTATCCCCATTAATGAACATGATTACTTCAAAATTAAACGCCTTGAACTCAAGAGCTTAGCAAAATCCCCTGTCATTACACTAAACCCGAAAAAAGAATTTAAACCCTTTTGGTGGAAAGACTTTTACCGGGTACGTGGCAGTAAGGGATTAATTGCCCTGGCGTGGTGGACCGGTACATATTTTGCCGAACAAATTCGCTCTATACATAGCTCTTACCCTTTCATTGAAATTATTGGCCAAGCTGGTGCCGGTAAATCACGTTTGATTGAGTTCTTATGGAAATTAAGCGGTCGTAAAGAATACGAAGGCTTTGATGCAAATAAATCAACAAACGTGGCGATTTACCGTAACTTTGCCCAAATCTCCAACCTTCCAGTTGTACTGATTGAAGGTGACCGTAACGATGCACAAGGCAACAGCGTCAAACAAGCAAAGTTTAGTTGGGACGAACTCAAAGATGCTTTTAACGGTCGAGCAATTCGTTCTAAGGGTCTAAAAACTGCTGGTAATGAAACGTATGAACCACCTTTCCGCGGTGCCATCATGATTTCTCAAAACAGCGCAATTGCCGCATCTGAAGCAATTTTAACTCGTACATTGCATCTTTCATTTGACCGCAAAGGACAATCTTTAGAAACGAAACGTATTGTGGATGCTCTGGACCGTATAGAACTTGAAGAAGCATGTACGTACATGACTCATTGCCTACGTAAAGAAAATGAGATCCTTACCACATATCAGGAACGTCTAAAAAGCCTTGAAGACCAGTATCACAGTATGGGTATTACACATACACGTATTGCTCTATGTCATGCCCAAATTGCTGCACTGATTGAGGCTATGGCTGAACACGTACTGAATGGTTATCTGGACTATGAAGAAGTAGCTCCAGCCCAAGAAATGCTAATGGAAATGGCTCAACAGCGCGTAGACCAACTCAACGGTGACTGTCAGGAAGTTGAACAGTTCTGGGAAGCGTTTGAATACCTACAAAGTGGTCGATCTGCCCCATTCAGTCTTAACCATCATGACAATGATGCTCAGACTATCGCTATCAATTTAAATGAAATCTACAAAGTTGCTGCCCAACAGTATCAGAAACTTCCTGAAATTACGTTGATGAAAAACCTACTGAAATCATCACAAAAATTCAAATTTATCGAATCTAACCGAGCTGTTAGCTCAAGCCGTTACCCAACTGACGCTGCTAAAAACTTGAATGCTGACAATGAAATGTCAGACAGACGTAGAACAGTGAAATGTTGGATTTTTTCCAACCCTAACTATGGAGCACCACAATCATGAATACAACCACAGAAGAATTAAGTCCACATGCTTTACCATTTGTAGATGAAGAAGAAACAGACCTACGTATCGTTACACCCACACATCCCATTGCCCTTGAAGCCTATGCAGCAGTTAAGGCCATGCGTTGTGACTTTGTGCGAATCATTGCTTCAAGCTACCAGAAATCACCTACGGAAACTGGTTACTTCATTTCTGGCATATTTCCAAGCGATGCAGAACGAGGCCTAAACCGTGAAGAATGGATATCAACTTTTGAGAATTTAAAGGGGTAAATATATGGATGTAGAGGTGTTATTAGAAAAAGTGCTTCGTAAAATTCTAAAGCAAATTGATGCTAAGCCAATTATCCCAATTGATTACCAGCTTTGGGATGAACAAGACATTGCTAGTTATTTTAAGTATTCACTGGACTACACAAAGCGCCACATTATTAGCAATGAAAACTTTCCACCTAGTCGGGAACTACCTACCTCAGCAACAAGCGATCGGACAGTACCACGCTGGAAAGCCACAGATGTCATCAGCTTTGGAATGGCATTTGATAAAAATTTTATAAAATATTGATCAATAATAATATAAATATACAATGGGATTTGCATCTTTAGAGATATTTAAAAATGCATATCCCATCAATTTTTAAAACGTAAAAAATATGTTTAAAGAAAAATTCAAAAAAGTTCAATTTAGTTTACTAGAGTTACTCTCAATACTTTCTTTTCTTGGTCTTTGCTATTGTTTATTTTATAAATATCATTTTTATAACATGCTTGGTATTCCATGGTTCATAACTAATCTTAGTCCTCAATATGTTTTCTTTGCATCATTAAAACTTATCATTTTTGCTACAATACTTCTAACAATCGGGTATGTTATGGGATTTTTCATAAGTAAATATTCATTTAAAGTAGTTAGAGTTGGATCTGCACCACTAATATTAATAAGTATAATTGCTTACTTTATTGTTTTTTTAATTTTTCAAAATAGCCTTCCTGAATATATCTTTACTATCAAGTCATCAGAGTTGTTAGTTTCATACTTATTTTTAAATACTGGTATTTTCTTAGGTGCCTTCTATCAGCAAGTTACAACAAATGAAGACATAGTAAATGAAGACATTCTGTTGTATGGCGGAACGATACAAATGCAATTTATAAAATATAAAAAAGAAGTAATTTACGCATCATCATTTTTTTTAATAATTTTATTTTTTATGCAACCAATGTATTTTGGAAAAGTAGAAGCCAAAAAAATTCTGAATGACAAGGAAATATACTTAAGTAAAGCTTTACTCAAAGATTCAATTAAAGAATGGTATTTAATTGAATCTATGGGGGATAAAGTTTTGTTAATTGATAAAAGAAATCATATAAAAATCGTTGAATATAAAGAACTTGACTTAATCCAAACAAATAAGAAATCAAATAATTAGTTTTGATAAGCCTTTCGACAAATTTAATTCTTCTAATATTTCATCATTTGTTGGGTTGTAATAAGTCAATGCTTGCTTAGGATCCTTCCACCCAAATATCTTACACAAGGTCAGCGCATTTTTAATGCGTTTGGCCATAAGTGAAGCAGCTTCATGTCGTGAATCATGAAAAGTTAAATCTGAATTTTCTAATCCAGCTTGTTTACGTGCCTTTCTAAACAATGAATCACGTGAAGAATCAGAAACAGTAAACACTTTAGGACTCCCCTTTCGGTCAATTTTTAGAGCTAAAGTCCACAGCTGAAGCGCAAAATCATCTAATGGAACCTTTCTAGCAGTACCATTCTTTGTTTTATCCAGCTGAACATATCGTTTAGACAAAAAAACGTGCTCAGGCAAGCGATGAACAATCTCTCCGGATCTCATTCCCGTGGCCATAGCAATAAGCCAAATCAATCCAACTTCCTGCATTTTTGTAGTTGGTACTGTTCCAGGCTTATATTTTAAAGCAGCCAACATGCGCTGAAGTTCTTCAACTTCTGTACGTCTTTCACGATGTGGAGGCTTTTTTGGTTTTCTGAGATTTTCAACAGGATTAGATTCAATCCATCCTTTATCCTTTCGACACCAGTTAAAGAATGAAGACAAAGTTGAATAATCACGAAGAATGGTTGATGGCTTGAGTGGCTTAATTGTTCTTTTAGTAACAGCATCTTCCCATTGCTTTAAAAACTCACCTTTATAACAACTGAGTGGCCAATCAGTATTTGGCAAATTATCCTGATAATAACGGATCCGTTGCATCTCTTTTTTTGCAGTAGCTTTAAATCTGGAAACTTCATCTGAGTAACGGCCAAGAGCCTCACGCATAGTAATAACAATTTTACTATTAAGAGCTTTTTGAGTTGAGTCATTTAAAATGAGATTTCGTTCAGTCTCCTTGGCCCAACGGATTGCTAATTCTTTTTTTTCTAAAGTTTTAGTAACACGCACACCATTTAAAACAACATCTGCTTTCCATTTCTTATTAGGACGTTGATAAATCGACGTACTCAT